GAGCTGTTCGTTTGGTCTAGTCTCAGCAGGTGGAGTTGTTGTTTCTGGTGGAGTATAAGGTGTGTAAGGAATCATAGGAGTTGTCGGTTTGGGATCCATACCCAACTGCTCTCTAGCTTGACGGAACTCTTCTTGGCTGATGTTTCCAAGATTACTGAGTTCTTTACCAATATCCGTGAAACTATCGGATAAATCAGTATTGAGCTTAGTTGCAGAATTAGTAAAATCGTCAAACTCTTTTCTGAGTTTTCCTTCACTATCTAGAAAATCAAAATTTTTGATGTTCTCAGCAAACTGCCTGAATACATCTTTAATCTCCTTAAATGTTGTTTGAATATTACTCCAAGTTTGCTGTACAGCGTCCCATAATTTCTGAACAATTCTTGTTACTTTATTGACAATCGCAACGATCTCTGGAAGTTTCTGAACAATGTAGTCGAGAAGAATCCAACCAGCAGCACTTAAAAGACCTTGAAAGATGCTCTTCGCACCTCTCATAATATTATTGATACCACCTTTGATAAAATTATCTGACTGTTTTGCCTCTACTATCTTTTCTGCATCTTTCTTTCTTACAGCATCAAATTGCTGAACATTTAACCTTCTCTTCTCTGCCTCTCTAATCTTGTCCTTTCGGATATCTTGACCTAATGATTTGCGGATACCCTGAGTTGTCTGCCTTAAGGAAAGCAGTCCAACTTCAACAATAGTAATTGCTTCTTTAGATGGAATTAGTTTCATACTGATTCAAAAGTAGCAGCAGAGAACACAAGGTTATCCAAGTTATATGGATTTTGTGTCATAAAGTTAGTTGGATAACCTGTACCAACCGCAGCAGTTGTTACAGGTTCAAGTGCCGTTCTTCCTTTAGAACTGTATGGCGCGAAAACAAATGGGCGCATCTGCTGTGCTTTTTGACTAATGTTTTCTGCCAAATTAATATTTACTGGTTTTGTAAGTGTTCTTGTCTCTTCCAGTGCCATTGCAAGTCTAGAACTTTGTTCTTGAGCAGCAGATACTCTTTGAGATCTTGGTGTACCTGCATCAAGTCCCTGTTGAATTTGATCCAGGTTCTTCAACCTATTAGGATCTGGATCCCCCAGCTGCAATTGCGTGGGTGGCAATCCAGGTATATTGATCGGAAAGTCAAGTCCTGTTGACTTAAACATATCAGCATTGCCAGCTTGACCAAATTTTGCTTCAACAAAATCTCTACCCTCTACACTCATGTCGTTTATCAAACCTTGAGTGAACTTCATAGAGTCCTTCATTTGTGCGAATACTCTATCAGAACGACGCTGAAGCGATTCGTATCTTGCTCTTTCTTGGGGACTCAGTTGAACAACCTGTCTTCCTCCAAGAAGAGTTCTCATTTCACGAGTTAGTGCATCATAATTTTTCTTGCGTGTGGATAAAGATCCAATAGCGGCAGAAATATCATTAACAATTCTTTTATCTGCTGCACTAAGTTTTGTTGGATCATATCGATCAAATCTACCCTCTCGAATTTGTTGCTTGTTCTGTCTGATCTCAGCGAGTATGGATCCTTCTCGGCTAAAAACATTACGAGGATCAAAATTATTTTTTAAATGAGGATATTGTTCTAATAATCTTTGCTCTCTTCGATCAAGTTCTTCTAGGGTTTTTTCTCTCCCCATAGATCCGATCATATCAATAACACTTTGAGTGTATGACTCATAACTTCCACGACCTTGACCACTCAATCCCATATCCTTGATAATTTCAAGGAGTTTGATACCGCCATAAACAGCAGCAGCACCCAACCATACCCATGGATTTGCCATTAATCCAATAAGTTTTGGAAGATTGAATAGCAAACTAGTCACAATACCACTAACAGCACCACTGACTAAACCAATACCACCATTCAAAGCAAGTCCAACACCTGCTGCGACTGCCAATCCTTTAATCAAATCATTCTTGATTCTCTCTAATTCTTCAGTATCTCCGTTCTGCCACGCTTCTAGCGCATCTATACCTTTCAATCCTAACCAACCCATGAACAATGATTCAAGGGCTTTCATGAACCCATCAAAAGGTCCACGGATCTTATTACCTAATGCTTTGACAGGTTTAATCAGAGCCTGTTTGATTGAACTTTCAACGAAGTTTTCTTCTGCACCTTTCGCAGTTCTATCAACCTCTTTTCTTTTCTTTTGAATTTCTTGATTATCTTCTACTGCGTCTTGCTGACCTCTCTTAACTAAAAGATCAGCAATAGCATTCAGATTTCTTCTGATGGCAAGGATATTTCTATTAAGAGCATTATACTGCTTTTCGGACACATATCCACTATAATCCCCCTCCCGCTCTACATTTCCTTCGGGAGTATCTGGTCTACCTGGCGGGAGTAACTTTTTGGGATCAATAGCCATCAGATACCGTTAGCTTGCTGTGCTTTTAGATTCTGTTCTTCAATATATGATTCTAACAAAGCAAGGTAAATATCCCGTTCAAAGGGATACATATTCTCAATATCACTCAAAGTGTATTTATGATGCTGCATCAAGGCAAAGTTAATCTTATAGTAAGAAACAATGTCCGAATGCAACATCGCTAGCTGAAAAAACTAGATAATCCCTCAAGTACGAGCTCATTCTCAACACCTGTATTGGGATTCTCAACAGTGACTGTATGAGAAAGTTTGGGCATTGTAGAGAAGAACTTCTCAATCTCTTTGAACTGAGAAGAATTCATCGACTCAATAAACTGAATCCATTCTTTCTTTGTATGATCCTTTGCGTTCCAAGTCTCATCATCAGAATAGATCATTTCGACGCAACTGGCGATAACCTCAAATGAGGTGTCAAGACTAGTAGTGTCTCCGAAGTTTTGGGAGATGAACTGAGTGAGAGAAGGATATGCCATTCTCAGAGTCAAAGTGTCATCTACTTTGATATCACGATTATGATCTGGGTCTTCGACTACTTTAATTTCATCGATGAATACAGTTACGGGAACTTTAGTCTCCCCGTCATCCTGACAGGTAACGATGACATCAATAGACTCCCCTACAGACTTACCACGGACATTAAGGAACAGATACTCAATGTCAAAGGTTGAGAGTTTGTCGATGTTGACACCTCTAGAGAGAATACATGCAGAAAGAACTTCTTTAATTGCACGAGCAATCTGATCGAGTTCTTCACTTTCCATCGCCATTACAAGAACTTTCTCTTCCTTAACGAGAAAGGGGCGATACTTAATTTTTTTCCCAGTAGAAGGAATAACCAACTCAAATGTTGGAGTCGCAATCTTAGGTAAAGGCATAATATCCTATAGGATTTTCAGTGTGATTATTTAGTTGATAACCGAACGACCCTGAGAGTCATAAAATCTACGATTAACCTCAGCTTCGGTTCTCGTTCCTTCGTTTCTATCATAGTATACAACGCCACTATTTCCACGAACGGGAACAAGACGACGATTATTATCTGGTGGAGTAGTTTGTTCCTCTGCTGGAGCAGCAGGTTTGTTTGTGTATTCGGTTCCAGTGGGCTGTTCCGAAGAAGAAGTTTGCTTGAGACTCTTCACTTCTCCAAGAACATATCTATCATAGTTAAATGCAACATTGATTTCAAGAACTCTGTTTCCTTCGTATGAAATTGCAGTTGGCGTGATGTTGATTGGGAATGCATTAATGAAACTGTAGGTTACGGATCTAAAATGATCCCTATCAAATTTTTTCAGTCTCATCACAGGGATTTTATAGCTATCGGGATATTGCATCCTAGTATAAAATGCCTTCTTGTCGTCACTGACTTCACCAGCACCAGAAATATACTTTTGCCAAATTTCAAAAAACTTGAGAACTTTATATTCGTTATCTACAATAAAGCTGAAAGAACTTTCCGTAAAGATACGAGTGTGAGCATACTTTTGTTGAATACCCATGTAGTTGCCACTAACTTGAGCAGTAGCAAATGCTGCACCAGGAATATCGGCACCCTTACACAGTAAACCTAATTCTCTTTGAATAAAGTAATTAGATACGAACGGATCTTGCTTTTGAATATAGGTTTTGAGCTCTGGTGGGATGGCAGAGATCTCCAACTCAAAATGATTGGTTGTTGCTACCTTAGTAAACAACCCCAAGATTTCGTTAGTTGTTCTCTTTCTTGGATAACTCACACTAAATACCTTAGGTTGACTTATAGTGATGGCGTATTCTGGTAAATTTCGCCCAAGTAATATTCAAAAATATCGAGGAGACCATCTCAACATTATTTATCGTAGTTTGTGGGAACGAAAGTTCATGGTCTACTGTGACCGTAATGAGAATATTTTAGAGTGGGGAAGTGAAGAAATCGTGATACCGTATCGTTCTCCTTTAGATGGGAGAATCCATAGATATTTTCCAGACTTCTATATTAAGGTACGCGAGAGCACTGGAAAGATTCAAAAGTATATTATTGAGATCAAACCCAAGAAACAATGCATCGAACCACAAAAGAAAAAGAAGCATACTAAAACCTATATCAGAGAAGTGACGGAGTATGCTAAAAATCAAGCAAAGTGGAAAGCAGCATCGGAGTATTGTAAAGATCGTTTACTACAGTTCAAGGTCTTAACAGAAGATCAATTAGGCGTATGAGTAGACTACAACCTGTTGTTGACGGATTCACTGGACTCGAAAGTTCAGATGACATCATGCAACAAGTTCTAGAAGTATTGACTGAAGAAGTCTTAGTTCCAGAACCAGGGAATTTCTACACATTCGTTTATAGAGCAAAAACACCAAACATTGAATATGATGAGTTCCCTCTGATCGCCTGTATGGAATTGAAAAGATGGGGATTCATTGGATTTAGTTTTCACTGGGCAAAGACCAGAAATTACACCTGGGAAGAGATTGTTGGCAAACTACATGTAGTAAAAGCCAATGAACTTGAAGATGCTAGATCATTAGGATATGCCAAATTCAGAATGTCCACCTAAATAGGAAATAAAAAGGCATGGCTGCTGAAGTCTTACGATATCCACTAGACATTATCGATGCATCGACAGACTACATGTTCATCGAGGCATTGGAGTACAAATTTGGGGGGCTTCCTTCTTTTTCGGATAGTGGTGGTGCAAATTCAGCAACACTTAATGCTGCTCAGGTACAATCAACAATTATTCTACCGATGCCAGACAGCATTGCTGCTGTCAATAGAACTGGATGGGGAGAAAGCAGAATAAGTGCTCTTGCTGGTGCAGGACTTAAAGCTGCTGGTATTGCATTAGATGCCATTTCTGGTAATAATCCAGATATTCAAGGCGCAGCACTGGCAGAAGTAAAGGGAATAGGTAATCAATATACTTTACTTAGAAATTATGTCAGAAACAGATCTCAAATCGGAATCATTAACGGTTTAACAGGAACAAATATCAGTCTAAATGATGTTCTAGGAAGATCATCGGGACAGATTGTTAACCAGAACCTTGAGTTACTCTTTAATGGAGTATCTCTAAGACCTTTCGGTTTTAACTGGGACTTGGTTCCTAGGAGCAAAGAGGAAGCAGAAATAGTCAGAGAGATAATTGTAACTTTGAAAAGAAGTATGTCTGCAAGAAGAACAACAGCCTTTCTTACAACACCGTATGTATTCAGACTAACATATAGGAAAGGTGGTGGTGCAAACAGATTTTTAAATAAATTTAAACTCTGTGCCATGACAGATATTGGCGTTGATTATACTGGATCGGGAGCATATGCAACATATGAAAGTGGAAGTCCCGTTCACTATCGGTTGAACTTATCATTCACCGAACTTGAGCCTATCTATGCCGACGACTT